TGTCAGCAACCTCAGCAGCACCATCACGGCATTGCTGTTGCTGGTCAATGCAACAACTGCTGGCAATGACCTTGGTGGAGCGGAAGTAAGGCGCATCCGCACGCTTGCCAAGTATTTGGACAGCGAAAACTTTGGTGAGCCAAAAAACGCAGTAACTCAAGGCAACGATTCTTTGGTTACACAAGGTGATGACAGCCTTGAGTTCAACGTGTTTGTCGAGAATGCCACGGCTGACCCCAACGCTCGCTTCCCTGATGAGCGGTGGTTTATCGACCGTAAATCCAGCGAAACACGGGACAGCGTGACGTTTGAGCTAGCAAGCAAGTTTGACCTGGCTGGTCAGAAGATTCCTCGTCGTCAGGTCATTGCCAACATTTGCCAGTGGAAGTATCGCAGCAGTGAGTGCAGCTACACCGGTACTGATTATTACGACGTGAATGGCAACGAGGTCAGCACTGAGGCGCAGGATGTTTGCGGTAAGCGAGTTGCCAGCTGCAAGTTGCGGTTTGGTAAGAACGCTGAACTGCCGTTTGGCTCATTCCCTGGAGCGGGACTGACTAAGTGATGCAGCTATCAGGTGAGTTGCTGGCAGAGATCTTGCAACACGCCAAGGCTGAAACGCCGAGAGAGTGTTGCGGGTTGGTTGCTGTGGTCAAGGGTCGGCATCGGTACTTCCCGTGCCAAAACATTGCAGACACGCCTGATGAGCACTTTGTTCTCAACGGTTGGGATGTTGTAGAGGACCAAGGTGAGGTGATCGCTATTGTCCACAGCCACCCAAAGACCAACCCTGAGCCATCAACAGCTGACCGCGTTGCGTGCGAAAAGTCAGAACTGCCGTGGTTCATCGTTAATCCAAGCACTGAGGGATGGGGTTACTGCGAGCCAGCTGGCTTTGAGTTGCCGTATGTGGGACGTGAGTTTGTGTTTGGAGTGGTGGACTGCTACACGCTTGTGCGTGACTGGTACGCGAGGGAGTACGGCATTCAGCTGCGTGATTATGACCGCCGAGACAAGTTCTGGGATCGCGGCGAAAACCTATATATGGACAACTTTGCTGCCGAGGGGTTTAGCAAGATTCCGGTTCAGGAGGTGCAGCGCGGTGACTTGATTTTGATGAATCTGGTTTCACCGTTGCCGAACCATGCAGCGATCTACTTGGGTGATCAACAGGTGCTGCATCATGTGCAGGGCAGGCTGTCTAGCAGGGATGTCTATGGCGGTTACTATGGGAAGAGCACTGCCTGCGCCTTGAGGCATGAAAGTCGTTAAGGTCTATGGCGCTTTGCGTAAACGGCTTGGTCAATGCCGGTTTGAGTTTGATGTTGCGACACCCGCGCAGGCAATTAAGGCGTTGTGTGTCAACTTTCCAGGGCTAGATAGTTGGTTGGTTGATAGTGAAAAGAATGGCGTTGGGTATCGTTTAACAGTCAGCAAAGAGCAAGTGACGGAGGACAATGCTGCTCCTTTGTTGATGCCTTTCAGTGATCGTGAAGTGTTCAGCATCACGCCTGTGGTTGCTGGCGCAGGGCGTGGTGGTGGAATGATCTTGGCAGGCGCTGCATTGATTGCTGTCGCAGCAATGTCTGGTGGTGCAGGTTTGTTCGCTGGAGGCAGCATGGGTTTTGGTGTGACTGCTGCTGGTGGCACGTTTGCATCCGCTACTTTTGGGGTAAAGCTGGCAGTTATCGCAGGAAACCTTGGTATAGCGTTGACACTGGGTGGCATTGCGCAATCTCTTTCACCTCAGCCAGAGTTAAATAGCACTCTTGACGAATCAGCGCAGTTGGAGTCGTTTACCTTCTCCAACGTCGTTAATACCAGTCGCCAGGGTATGCCCTGCCCAATAGCCTATGGGCGGCTGTTCGTTGGATCGGCAGTGCTATCCAGCGGTCTTGACGTTGATCAGGTGCAGGTATGACACAGACCAAATACGTCGTTGGTGCTGGTGGTGGCGGCGGTAAAGGTGGTGGCGGTAGAAGCACGCCAACTGAGCAGGACGATACGCTCCAGTCAACACAGTTTGCCAACGTCCTTGACCTGATCAGCGAAGGGGAGATTGGTGGGCTCGAGGATGGCAATAAGAGCATTTTTTTAGACGACACGCCTGTTCAGGCAGCTGACGGCACCAATAACTTTGAGGGCTTTAGTGTTGTCACCCGCGTTGGGACGCAAGGTCAAACGCACCTTGCTGGACCGTTCAACACAACAGAACGAGAAACAGCAGTTGGCGTTGAAGTTACAAACGGCACTTCAGTTACTCGCAGCATCACGGATACAGATGTTGATCGTTTGCGTGTCACGCTGACGATTCCATCACTTCAAGTGTTGGAAGACGATGGGGATGTTGTTGGTAACAGCGTACAGATCAAGATTCAGATCCAGTACAACAACGGCGGATACAACGACGTTATTACTGACACGATTAGCGGTAAAAGCAGCAACCGCTATCAACGTGACTATCTAGTTAACTTGACCGGCAGTTTTCCTGTTGATGTGCGGATGGTGCGTGTCAGCGCTGATGAGACAAGTCAGAAGCGAGCCAGCAGCACGATCTTTCAGAGCTTTACCGAGATTATCGACGATAAGTTCCGCTATCCCAACTCAGCATTGGTTGGGCTGCGGTTCGACTCACGTCAGTTCAGTAACATCCCAGCGCGTAAGTATCTGATTCGTGGAATCAAGGTCAAGATTCCAAGCAACGCGACAGTAGACACTTCAACGCATCTAGGGCGCATCACCTATTCCGGCATTTGGGACGGCACGTTCCAAGCTGCTACATGGACGAATGATCCGGCTTGGTGTTTGTATGACTTGCTAATTAGTGAGCGCTATGGGGCGGGTGTTCCAGAATCATCGCTTGATAAGTACGATTTTTTTGCGATCAGTCAATATTGCAACGCTTTAGTTAGTGATGGAGCGGGTGGGCAAGAGCCGCGCTTCAGCCTCAACATGCTGATTAACAGCAGGGATGAGGTTTATAACGTCATTCAGCAAATGACTGCCATCTTCCGTGGCATTGCGTACTACGGCGCTGGCACGTTGCAACTGTTGCAGGACAAGCCGTCTGACCCTCAATATCTGCTCAGCCCTAGCAATGTTGTTGACGGACTTTTTGAGTATTCAGGCTCGTCTCAGAAAGCGCGACACACCGTTGCTGTTGTTGCTTGGCAGTCATATGACACCCGTGGTGATGTCGAATATGAATATGTCGAAGACCATGATGCGGTTGCCAAGTACGGCATTATCAAAAAAGATATCAAGGCGATTGGCTGTTACAGCCAAGGCCAGGCTCACAGGATTGGCAAATGGACGCTGCTGTCTGAGCAAAATCTGACTGAAGTTGTTGGTTTTTCTGTTGCCATCGAAAGCGGCATCATTTTGCGACCTGGCATGGTCATCGATGTTGCTGATCCTGTTAAAGCTGGTGCGCGTCGTTCAGGTCGGGTCAAGTCAGCAACGACAACGCAGATCACAACAGATAGCAGTAATGGCCTAACAACTTCACTTGCTGCTGCAAACAACCCAAAGCTGTCAGTGATGTTGTCTACTGGCTTGGTTGAGCAAAAGGATGTGCCGGTTGGCGGTATCACGTTGCTTGCGGATGGAACGGCAGAGATTGACGTCGCTAGTGCATTTAGCGAGGCACCTGCTGCTGGATCAGTGTTCCTGTTCCAGAACGACGAGGTTCAGTCCCAGCAGTTCCGTGTTGTATCTGTTGCTGAGGCAGAGGAAGGCATTTATGGCGTCAGTGCCGTTGCATATAACAGCACTATTTATGACGCAGTTGAAGCTGATGTCGAGCTGACTAACCGGGACATCAGCAACCTGTCGTTGATTCCTAATCCGGTCGATAGTGTCACCACCGAGGAGTTTCTGTACGAAGAAGCCAGCGGCGTGTTTGTTGGTGCGTCGGTTAGCTGGAACCATGATCGCGTCAATGTCAGTGAGTTCCGCGTCCAGTACCGGATTGACAATGACAACTGGCAGGCCGTTGATACGTCTTCGCCATCAGTCACGCTGCGAAACCTGCGTGCTGGTCGTTTGTATGTGCAGATTCAGGCCAAGAACTACCTGAACAAAGGCAGTCAGATCACTGCGGCTGATTTTGAGCTACAGGGCAAAACTGCTGCACCAGCTCTAGACACAGATGAGTTTTTGGCAGATGGAACTACGCCAAATCCCAGTTTTATCAACTTCAGCATGATTCCGGTCAACGGACAAGCCAGGCTTACCTGGCGTCAGTCTGATGATTTGGACGTGCGTGTTGGCGGTTATGTTCGCCTACGTCATTCGCCTAATTTAAGCGGCGTCACCTGGCCGACTTCAACCAGCATCTCTGAGCAGGTTGCAGGCTCTGCAACTGAAGCGTACGCAGACTTAAAAGCCGGTACTTATAGTCTCAAGTTTGTTGACTCTGGTGGTCGCGAAAGCCTAAATGCAGCACTAATCGAATTTACGAAGGCAGATCTTCAGAACGTTGAAGTTGTTGGTGCGTTGGGCTCTACGGAGGACCCATCGTTCACCGGCACTAAAACCAACCTGACGGTAGACACCGTAAACAATGAGTTAGAGCTGGCAACGACAGGCAATGAGCTAAGCCCACTAGGCGATTTTGACCTTGAAGATGGTGGTGCTTTGCTGCTTGAGGATGACAGCAACTTTACGCTGCAAGGCGACGACGAGCTGCACCAATCTGGAACGTATGTCTTCAACAGCGGCAACACTTTTACGTTGAGCGATGTTTTCAGCCTAAGGCTGAACAGCACATTGCGGGCTCGTAGCTTCTTCCCTTATGGAGAGCGCATCGACGACGAGCCTGACTTTGATTTGATCACTGAGTTTGACGGCACCGCTCCAAACACCTGTGATGTTGAGCTGTATATCCGCACCACGCAGGATGATCCTGCGGGTTCTCCTACGTTTACGAGCTGGCGTCGGTTTAACAACGCTGAGTTCAAGGCTCGTGGCTATCAGGTCAAGGCAGAGTTCAGCACTGGCGGCCCACAGGAGCAGATTGCTGTTGACCAGCTGCGCGTTCAGGCGGAAATGCCGATTAGGACGATTACTGGAACAGTGACTACAAACGCACAGGGCGTCAGTGATACCGATGTCAGCGTGAGCTACGGCGCTGGCAACAAGTTCTATGTCCCTCCAGCTGTAGGCATTATTTTCAATGCTCAAAGCTCTAACGAGCATTATGTGGTCAGCAACAGCACGGCTACCGGGTTTGATCTTTCGGTTTACCATGGAACTAACCAGCGCGTGGCACGCGACGTGACCTGGACCGCTACTGGCTACGGAATCGGCTGATGTCCTTTGTAAACGAGACAAAATCCACTCCGATCCAGAACGACACTGGA